TCAATATGATGATGAGTGATACGGAAGGATTCCCGTTGACCGCTCATATCAGAAAAGCTAGCTTAAATCCTTTTTATGTCGATCAATACGGAACTTTTTTCCCCGACCCTAAAGTGATAGCTGCTGCTGGCTTAGTTTCTCCAACGACTGCAATTATTCTTAAGGCGTTGGATCAGAGCGATAAATCCGGAGCATACCCTGAAAAAATGGCTGCTTATTTGCAGCTTTATATGAATGGGGAAATTAACGAAAATATATTTGACGTTGAGTTCAACAATTCTAATCTGGATTTTGAAAAAGAAAATCCAGATATAACCTTGTCGTACAACGATTATGCAAACGGCTATAAGCAACTTGGGGAATCAGAATACGAATATGGCTTTGACATTGAGGCATACACTGGAGAATTTACAGAATCTTCTGATGGGAAAACAATTAATATTTATAGCGATAATATGAGGATTGTGATTACAGAACGCAACAATCGATTGGCGAAAGGAAATAATTCTGCGCTAGCGGCAAATGTGTCACTTAATACTGAGTATGGCGGAAGTTTTCCAACCGGGAGCACGACTGAAGACATTTTAGGTTTAAATTCTGAATCAGAACAAAATAATGATTTAGATATAGAAACAATTGAAAAGTATAATTTCCTGACAGTCGATAATACCTTTGACGAGTTGGGAGATATTTTAAACAATTATACATCTTTTCAGAATTCTTTTATCTCAGATACAGAATATCAGCCACAAACTAATCTATTAAGAGAGATAGTTTCAAACGAGAACAATATAGAATTAAAAAGTATTTCTGCTTTATCGTTTGAACAATATCGAACTCAAACTTCAAAAGATATTTTAGATAATATATTCAAAGTTATTGCTGATAGAGAGTCAGAAGTAAATGCTTGGTCATATGGGGCCACAGCGGAAACTTTAATACAAGAAGATACTGATTATGGCGTCAATGATAATGGCACCTGGGTTCTATACAAAGATACAGACTTGACTGATGAAGATGCAATATTAGGTATTAGTTATGACCAATATAAAAACGAAGTTTCTGGCACATTAGACAAGACAAGAGTATTTTACTTAGATCCAGAACGGTTTGGAGGATCTTATAAGAGGCCCGGTATATATGTAAAACCGCCAGAATTTAGTGGGTGGTTTGGATTAATTGATGCGCTATTTCCAGAATACAGCCCATGTAAGCCACAAAGCACGAATTTAGTTGATTTCGATTCTATAAAAGAAATTATTGATGAGCTTTATCCCAATATTCCGGAAGATGAAAGACTAAAATCGGATCCGGCTTGTATAGTTGAACTTCCATACAATCGTGTTTTAGAAAGACCATCTAAGGCAGCAATGATAGGACTCATTATAGCCGCATGTAGAATTTTTTCTAGCGCGCATATAATCAAATCTTTGCCCACTTTTGCTCAGTTTGCTCCTGTATTTCCAGAGGTTCATAGCACAGCATATGCTAGCTATATTATTGAAATTATGGAAGATGCATTTAAAAATGCTAAAGGTGCTGATTGGGAACTTTTCGGTGGCTTCTCTGATGAAAGTTTTTGGTACGGATTTTTAGAGCAGTGTGTACAGATGTATTCTTATCGAGTTGATATTGGTGATATAGAACCTCCGGAAAGTGTCTTGCAAGCTTTAATGCGTTTAAACGATGTTCAGACAGAATATGAATATCCTTTAGAACGTTCAGAAGTTAAAGGCGATATTGGAGTCTTTCAAAGTCTTAAAAGTTATCGACAAGAAAAAAATATAGAAGTCATCAAACAAACTGAAGAAGATGCTAAAATAGTTATGAAAGAATGGATTGTCGAACAATTAAATTACATGTCGGAGAAATTAATAACAAATCTGGAAAATATAGGCTTTGGTCCGAAAGTAAAAGATTTGAAATATTATGTTTTAGAAGAATTTACTGCTGGAAATAGCTTGACTTTAAATGAAAACATTGACAGTGATGGGCGTATAATGGCGACATATGGCGATTTACCATCCGTTCCTTTCGAAGAAAATGATAGTGCAACTGACCCATATTACACTTATGGTGGTGAACTTGTTGTTAAAGAAAATGAAAGTAGAGCAGCCGGATTGGTGGTCGGACAGGAATATATTGGATATTATCATGTTCATATTAATGAGAATGGAGATATTATATACATGGTTGGCGAATACCACGGCAATGTATATCATCCAACGTTGACGCCTATTTCCAATATAGCAACTGTAGCGATTGGTGATATTAATGATTTAGGAACGACTACTGAATATAATGGAAAGCAATTTTTAGTAGAGAAGTATGTTAAAATCAACGAAGAAGAATTTAGTACAGAAGAAGCAATGGATATTATTCGATCTAAGGACCAAAGCTTGTTAGTTTCAGAAGTTTATTCCGGAACTATGGAATTAGTAACAAACGAAAATGGAGAGGCAACGGGAATAACCGGCAAGTTAGGCTTAAGATACGGGATTAAATTTTCTGCTATTATTGAAGAACAAGTATATAAAATAACCTCCGTAGAAATTGACGCATTAGATCTCCCTCTTAATCAATATAAAGATTTGTCTGCTAATAGTTTAAATTTATATTGTTTATTGAAAGAGCTAAAACATGATGATAAATTTAATATATTATTTAAGTATTTAATTCCTGTTAATAAGATGGTTTCGTTGGCGGCAATTTATAATGATATGGCTATGTTCCCTTCCATTGGTCAGTTAATAGTTAAAGAAAGTTTTGGACTCGAAACCAGTGTAGAAGAAATATTAGCCAAGAAACCCGGAATATTACCGGAAGAAATTAATACTTTGATAGAACAAGTCAAAACGAAAGATTTAGATTTGTCTGACAGAATAGAAGGTGCATGGGCGCACCCTAGAGATCGAAGCAGTAGAAACGGTTTACTAGTGCAATCATGGGACACATGGGATAGAGAATTGTTAATAAATTCGACTGCTAGAATTAAAAAGTTGTTTAAGAGTTATTATAATTCTCGCGATTTTGATCCCTCTACTGTTTCAGAAAACGTTGATGGGCCAGGAAAGATCTTTGAAAAATCATTACGAGATTTGTTTAGACCAGCAGCAGGAAGACAACTATTACCATGGTATAAGAGAAGAAGTCTTAAAGAGAATCCTTTTAATTCTCTTGGAGAAATATGTAAAAAAGATGATTAGTTGTTATATAATAGAACAGGGGGTGTATAGAAATGTCTTTTCAGCCGAATATTTTAGCTGGTGATATAAGTATAAGTTCGTCTGATGGATTTGGACAAATTTTTACTCTTAAAAAAAACATAAAACAAAATTTAAAAATGCTTTTATTGACAAATCCTGGCGAGCGAGTAATGGAGCCAAATTTTGGTGTTGGTATCGGTCAATATCTGTTTGAAATGGTAGAAGACCAATCTGTTTTTGCAGATATTGATTCTAGAATAAGAGAACAAATATCTTTATACATGCCATACGTTAATATTAAAAGAGTAGATTTCATAGCACAAAATAATAAAAATAAAATTAGTTTAAAAATATCCTATTCTGTTCCGCGCATTTCATTAAACGATCAGTTGACCACTACGATGCTATAAAAAATATATTTTACTACTTATTTGTGAGGTAAATGTATGTCTGATGAGCAAAAAAAGATAATTCCAATAAATTATACTAATCGAGAATTTCAAGGAATCCGAAAGGATTTATTGCAGATAGCAGAACGCCACTATCCGGATACTTTTCAAGATTTTAGTCAAGCATCGTTTGGTTCTATAATGGTGGACAATTTGGCTTATGTCGCTGATCAGTTGTCTTTCTACTTAGATTATAATGTCAATGAGACATTTCTAGACACAGCTTACCAATATGAAAATATTATTCGACATGGCCGAACTTTAGGGTATAAAGAGAATGGCCGCGCATCAACATTTGGAAAAGTTGCATTATATGTATTAGTGCCAGCATCTCCAACCGGATTAGGACCAGATAGAAGATATATTCCGATATTAAAAAAAGGAAGTTCTTTTTCCTCTGATACCGGTTTGAACTATGTTTTGACTGAAAACGTTGATTTTTCTGAACCAAAAACTCAAGTTATAGCAGCAAAAAGTAATACTACTACCGGTGCTCCTACTTTTTATGCTATAAAAACTTATGGGAATGTTGTGTCGGGTCGTTTTGGGTCTGAGCGCGTTGTCGTTGGCGCATATGAGAGATTCAAAACAATAACACTGTCAAAAACTAATATCTCAGAAATCATATCAGTTTTTGATGAACAAGGTAATGAATATTATGAAGTTGAATATTTGGCACAAGACTTAATATTTAAAGAAATTTCTAATTCGAATTATAAAAATGATAATGTTCCTTCTATATTAAAACCTTTTTTAGCTTCTAGAAAGTTTACTGTAAACCGTAGTAGAAACTCAGTCACTTTACAGTTTGGCAGTGGGAAGTCTGGAGAAAGTAATGTAGTGGCGGA